CTCGTCTTCACAAGAAGATTTTTGAGGTCTGCGAATCTGAGCGTGTCGATGCCGAAATCCAGCAGTTCGTGAGTACAGACAAGAGTCTGATGTCGCGAGCTGAGGTTCGTGCAGCGATTGACCCGTATGCCCGATCCGTCGCCCAACTCTTGTTTGGCGAACTGATCGGTGAGGCCTTGCTTACCATCGAAGATGGAAAGCACGGCCCGGGAGCTGTATCCGAACGATTCGGTGCTAACGAGAGATGGAGTTTCGATTCCATCTCTTATAACATCGAATCCCTGGTGGGGCCTGAGTATTTTCGAACCTCATGGTTCGATCTTCTCGAACGGCCCCCTTCCACGAAGGAAGTACCTGCCAGACTGGTGGCTGTCCCAAAGACAGCCGTGAAGCCTCGATTGATCTCAATCGAGCCTTCGTACAACCAGTTCGTTCAGCAGGCGCTCCAACTACGCTTGAAGGCGTTGTTGGAACGTGATGCTTATGCGTGTTCTTACACATATCAGCATCATAACCAGCGGATGGCTTTGCAGGGATCGATTGATGGCCTTGTAGCCACAATTGATCTCAGCGAAGCCTCAGACCGTGTTAGCCTAGCTCTTGTAGACGAACTGTTCGGATTCAATCCGAGCTTTGTCCGCTACTTGAAGCTCTCGCGATCACGGTTTGTCCAGCTCCCGGATGGCGAACTTGTTCTTCTGAACAAGTTCGCATCCATGGGATCGGCTCTCACATTTCCGATTGAGTCCATGGTGTTTCACACCTTGGTCGCAACGGCTATATGTAGGAGCCGGGGTTCGTTCTCTGACCGATCTATTCGATCTCTCAGAAGGCGATCCCACACGCTGAGCGTCTACGGAGATGATATTATTATCCCCGTGGACGTCTACCCACACGTGGTTGAGTCACTCACATCCCTTGGGATGAAGGTGAATGAGTCCAAGAGCTTCCACACAGGAAAGTTCAGGGAATCATGCGGAGTCGACGCATTCGATGGTAGGGTTGTTACACCTGCCTACGCACGCGCGTACCTGCCTCAATCTCGGGCGAATAGCAACGAGCTGGTGAAAGCCAGTTCTTTGCGAAACCAACTCTACGAGCGGTTCGGATTTATCCGAACTGTTCGCTTCCTCGATTCCCTTATCGGGAATCTCGTGAAGTATCCCTCCATTCCTCACGGAATGTCTGGGATAGGGCGTTGGTCAGATTCTCCTGATTTATCGTTCTGTCGATGGAATCCCACGCTGTTTCGCCGAGAGTGGCATCTGCCTACTCTCGTCGAAGTCAAGCGTCGCGACCCTATTGACTCGTACACGGCTCTTAACAAGAGCCTGCGTACCAGCCTGAACGAAGATCCGGATCATCTGGTATTCGCTGGTCGACCT